AGTATTTCCAGCTTTTCCTTTTGGGTCACCAGGATATTCAATCTCTTCGCCACCCACAAAAAACATCCCATATTCTGAAACCACTTGGCCGTTCATGTCTAAATGGTCAAACTTTGACTTTGGAGGGCGACGTGTTCTATTGTCTTGTACGCTTATCCAAGTTTTTTCTAAAACAAAATCTGAACTATGTGCAGCTAAAACAGTTACTAAATTAGTAGCAGTTGTCGTTTCAGTTCTTGCAATTCGTAATGCTTGGTCTTTGAATAATCCAAATTTTGACTGTAAATTTCGTGTTATTTCGGCCACTGATATATTATTATCGTAACCGTCTGAAATAACTTTTATAATGCTTTCAATCAATGTAGAATGAACTGAAACAATTCGATAACCTGCATTTGAATTTAGCCACAAATCTAAAATACTTGCAAAATCAATATCTGATTTTATATTTTTTTTTATTCTTTTGAATTGCGGCAATCCTAAAGTAACATAAATTTCTTTATACATTTCTTTGATTTGACTTTCTGTTACATTAGCATAAATCAAAGATTGGTATGTTAATTTAGCCATATTATTGAAAGGAATATTATTAATTATCTTAATAAAATTACGTCTTACAATTCTATAAGCCTGTACTTCTTGCCTATACCGTAGCTTGTCCATTATCTAACATGGTGTTAAGTGATGGGTCATTTATATTTACAATGCCGTTTGGAATGTAAACCTCGTTCATCATTTCGTCATCAATCTCTTCATAGTTGAACACTTCCCGTCTTTCATTCAATGTTAAAGGAACTGAATTCACCCATTTAGACATTGTTTCCATATCGGTTTGCATTTCTGGAAGTTCCGATATATCCCATTTTATTTCCGCATCTTCATAACCTTTGAATTTACGTATAAATTCTAAGTTAAGATATTCGGCTAACAAATCTAAATCCGGTTTAATATTATCGGTTACAACTCGTTTACGTGCTTCGTTCATTGTGTCAACTCCAAATCCTGACCCGTTCTTTTCTTCGTTTAATAGATCCACATTCCAATTCAAACAGTTTGCAAGTGTACGTCTATCATAACTCAAATAATCAAAAGGCTTAAGTTCATCAGTTGTGAGTGAAATTCTAGTAAATCCTAACTTAGCAGAAGCTCCAGCAATATTTGACAATCTAGTAGTATCATTGTCCATTTCAATTAAACGATCTTTTAATGATTGTCCTTGTTCAGCATTCAAAGGTGTTGCGCCGTCACCGGAGTGGATGAATCCATAAACGCCACTGTTAAGCATTGTTTTAGTATTATTATCAATAGCATTATTGGAACTATTAATATTTCGTATTGCTGCCATTAGCTCAGAATAACCGTAAAGGTGTGACCCTGAATTGTCATAAAATGGGTTAGGTCTTTTGATATGTATTATATTTTCAGCAGGAAATTTAACAAATTGATTACCCTGCTCCATTATAAAATAATCAATAGGATTTTCAATGCTAATTAAGTTGGCATTTTTCTTTAAAACAATCTGCATCCAATGAGATGGCAAAATATAAAGCTGTACCGGCTTACCGGCATTCATTCCGTCTGATACTGTTTGTTTATATAAATAAACATTTCCACAAACTTTTAAATATAGTTTATATAAGAAAAATATATCATTCCATGATTGGTTAGTATTTGGACGTTCCAACGGCATAGGTAGCTCGGTATCCGTTTCGTATGCTTTCTTTTTGAGTTTATTTATTACTAACTTTTGTTGAAATGTGGGATTATTAGGGAATGATTTTAATTTTTTTAAAGCTTCTTTGTCGTCAATTTTTTTAACGCAAAATGGAACGCTTGTAGTCTTTGAGCATTGTTGATTTACAATTGCATTTACATCTGGATTATTCCCATAACCTTGCGTGATTAACACTTCTAAAGTACGGTTATATGTTGAGGTTAGGCCACCAACTAGTTTATAAATACTTTCGTTAAATAGGTTTTTATTTTGATTTGTGAGCACATCCCACGCTAAAGCTATACGATTTTTTGCCATTATAAAAGAATTTTATTCAAAGATATAAATTTATTTTATTAAAACGTGAAAAACTTTGGTGATAGTTCGAACCACAATCTCATCATTAAAGCATCTGTATAATCTGGTGAATGACCTATTAACTCTTTTACTTTTTCTTTTGGTATTATTCTAAGCTTCCCATCGTTGTCTATTTTATCCCTTTTTACCTGTTCTAATTCTTTTATTATTAGATCCTGTACATAACCATCATTGCAATTTATAAATACTTCATTACGTTGTATTTTCTCGGCTAATTTATAGTAACATTGTGTTTTTAGGTTTTGATATTCCATTATTTGACTTTCCTCTTTTAATGCTTTTGAATTGTTTACAAATCCTTTGCATTGCAATACATCGACGACACCACCCCCAACACCGTCCTCGTCCGCTATTATATTTGAGTTTGGCACCTTATGTTTTAATGCTAACCCCCTTATTGCTTCCGCTGTTTGTGTAATACTTGATTTGTCCAAAGTAAAAATTTCAATTACTCTAAAACCCGACCATACGCAAATAACCATTTTATCACTTCCATAACGTGCAATGTCGGCACTTATGTATTTATCACCATCTATAACAAAATCATTTGTAAATATATCATTTATTTTATCAAATGATATTAATGAGGATGGGTCATTATCATAAGCCCAATCACCATAGTATAATCTTCTTTTACTTGTTTCATCTAATGCTAATAATGATTCTAAATAAGATGGATGTAAATGTGGATTATCAGTTGGTAATGACTGAATGAATTTTCTATTATTAGAAATAGTTTTATTTGTTGACGGAATATAAAACTTAGAATAAACCCAGTTTTTAGATGGGTTGCATGTTCCTAATATTTTTGGAGTTAAATTATAATCATTTAATTTAAAACGAATCCTTGAGGTTACAATTTGCCATGCTTTATACGATATTTGATTGCATTCATCGATAAATGCCCCTGTAATTTCAAGCGACCCTAAACTATCAAAATTAGGATCGGCAGGATATTGATATAAATCTTTTAATATTATTTCACTACCATTATTCCAATAAATAACACCAGATTGATTATTAATATTAAATTGGTTTGATATTTTAAGATTTGAAGTAAGCTCAAAAAAAGTGTTTAATGTTGTTTCTTTTAATGTTTTCAGCTTTGACCTACCCATTAACCAACGAGTGCCAGGATACATTTGACACTGTTCAATAATCCACAAAACACCTAATGCGGATTTACCTCCTCCAGCAGCACCCCCGTATATTATTTCTTTGGTTGTTTTGTCTTTTAAAAAATAGACTGCATTATTTTGTTTCTGGAGGAGTACCATTTCCTAATGATATTATATTAGTGGTTACTTCAGCTGTAACCTCAGATTTTACAGTTACTTTTCCTTCGTGCCTATCTATTATTTCTTTGAATGCTGCCAAATCTCCTTCCAAAGCATTGGCGATTTGTTTTAAATTCATCAACTCTAAAACTGTCATTTGTTCAGTTTCCTGAGTAAACGGGTTTTTTTGCTTCATTTCTAAATTTAAGAACCGCTCTAAAATAGTCTTAGTATTCTTACTGCCAACTGGGCGACCATTAGGATTTCTAACCTCTCCTTCTTTTGGCGGTATAAGATTAGAATGTCCTGAGTTTTCTTTTGCCATTTTTCCTAATTAAATCCTAATTAAAACGGAGTGTCACTTCCTGTGTTTCTTGAGGCTACTGATTGCATAGAATTTCCACGTCTTGAAGCTCCTGTTTTACGGTTTGCGTTTATTTTTGCATAACCTGAACTTCCTGAACTTCCTTTTGATTTTGCCATAATTATTGGATTAAATTAAACAATTTATCACCTCTTAATGATTTTTTCACTGTTGCAAAGTTATCAATTATTTTCTTATGAAAGTCAAAATTAAAATCATATAGTTCTGAATTTTCTTCAATCATAAACTGTTCAATATTATCTGAGCTTCTTAAATTTGCACTTCCGTGAATTACATATTTTCGACCTCCATTCATTTCTGTTTCAAAGATACATATTTTTGTATGAGTTCGACAAACTGACAACTGGAACCTGTTGTCAAAATCTAATTTATCATACATATATTTCACAAGATTATGCCTTTCGTGTGAATAGAAAAAATCAGAAACAATAATATTTAATTTTTCAATATATCCGTTTTGCATCAAATTATAAAAACTATCGATATTTTCCTGTGACATTGAAAGAGTTGATAAAGTAAGCTCTTTTACTTTCATTGCTCTTTCATAAATAAATGCTTCAATAAAATCCCCGAAAATAAATGATCCATCAATTATACAAAAAAACCTTTCGTTTTGTTTAATTTGAATTTCCTTAGCTAATTCTTTAGCGTTTTTGTATTTTACATTTTTAGAACGTGACATTGCAGGTTTGCAATATCTTTGATTTGTATCAATATCGATGTTTATTTCGATTTCTGAAAAGTTACCTAAATCAATTTCTATGTTAAAATCTGGTATCATATATTTTCAAAATTACAAATTAATTATTGAATATTCAACATTTATTTTTAGTCC